TTTATTCCACATCTTCTCTGCGGCTCGGCGGCTCTGCGTGAGACATGCATTTTTTCCGTTCGAATCCATTCAAATACGTGTCTCACGCTGAGACCCAAAGCCGCAGAGAAATTCAATTTAATTTTGCATCTTCTCCGTGTGTCCGAAGGCCGCCTCTCCGCGGAACCACTTCCCCGGAATTTGAATTGTTTCGAATTTATCCGCGTTCATCCGCGCGATCCGCGGTTCAAACGAATTTATTCATTCATCGAAAACGAAACTCCGCGGCTCACGTCCCCATCTCCCGCAGCGCCGAATCGCACGCGCGAATCTGCCGATCCGCGCGCCACGCCGCGCGCATCGCCAGCAGCGAAATCGCCGCCAGCATCACCTCGGCGGCGGTATCACCGCGATCGAAGTTGAAGGCGAACAATCCCCCCGCCGCCACCGCCAGCAGCAGAAATAGCCACCACCGCCAGATCGATCGCCGGCGATGCCGTCGCCAATGATCCCCCGGACCGGGCGACTCCAAAGAGATTGGCTGAGATTCCGATTCCAATACATCTCCGGCAAAAAATGCTCCGGCGAAAAAACTCGCCCATCGATCCGGGACCACTTCGCATCGATCCGTAACGCCCCAGAGCGATCGCGACTATCCCCGCATTGATGCTTCCGCGAAAGCCGGCAATTCCTTCGCGGAAACGACCGGCATATCCACGCTACAACGATTCTATGTCCAGCGAATTACCGGCGAGACTTTTCACCGTGATCTGCGAAACATTAAACCATCGCCGCGCCCGCGCCGACGGTGGCTGCGCGAAACTCGCCCGGCCTTTGGACAACTTCCGCTGCGCATTATGCAGGCGCGAAAGCACCGCCCGCTCGGAAATCCGCAGTCGCCGGCTGATCTCACCAACTCCCAGCCGATGATCGTATCGCAATTGCAGAACCGTCTGCTGTTTTTCCGTCAGTTTTGTGTCCGTCATCCGGTCCTCCATCTGAAAAACTTAACGGGTCGAGCATATGCCGCCGAAGCAAATCCTCATCGCCGGGTTTCGATCTCTTGCCGAGGAACGCGCAAGAAGACGCTGCCGATGCGCTGCCGTTCGTTGCGAAGCCGGGTCAGATCCTCGGCCAATTCGTCATCGACTTCGCTCTGTTCGACCTGGCAATCCGACGAATAATCCGATTCGCGATAATCGCGCGGATGCAGCCGATGCGGAAACTTCTCAGCGCACTGACCGCATTGGCAATGAAAATCCGGCTCATATTCCGCGCCGCGATAAAGGCAATCCTCGCGCCAGGTGGACGAGCAGGCCGCCCGCGCGATCTGCCGCTGCGAAGCCCGCAGCCGCCGGCGAAATTCCACGTCCGGATCGGCTCCCGACACGAGTTCCGGAGACACTTCTATTGCGTTAATTGTATTTACAATCGTTTGTGACATGGCTCTCCCGAGTGAGATTTACGTCTGTCTGTTCGTGATTGAATCTTTAACCCTTGGATATTCCGCGGCCGCCGCTCATCGCGATGGACCTGGCCCACCGCGAGCAACTACCCCGCGGATCGCGGCCCCGATGTTTCCCCAGATAACAAACCCCGGTGATGCAGTCGATCCACCGATCGGTCGCGGAACTCCACCCAGCTGCGCCAGATCGCCCGGCCGACCACCACCGCCGAAGCCTGTGACTGCGCCGAAAACTCCCCGGCCTCAAGCAGCGCATCGCGCACATCATCCTCGCGCTGCCTCGTGAACGCCTCGGCGATCCGCACCTGCTGGCGATCGTCGCAGGCCCGCCAGAGCTCTTCCGCGCCGGCATCGCACAGGGGATCGAACTTCCCTTCGCAATCCGCCGGCATAATCCCCGCCGGCAAATCCGGATGCCGCGACACCGGCAGACGCCCGACTCCTCTTTCGGTTCCAACAGCTCCAACATTGTTGATGAACATGCCCGCCCCTTTGTTTTTGCCCAGCCCGTGGGTATCATCCGCAACGCGATTCGCGAACCGCACATTTACCTAACCCTTGTCCAAATCATATTCCTTTCTTTGGAATAATCAAGGTTATTTTTTGGATTTTCCTTGTCTAATCGCTCGGGTGTCGATAAACCATGGAATCGTCAGACTTTTTGGAGGTTTCCGATGGCGCGAGTCGCATACATTTTTGGCAAGAGGCTCGCCGAGGCGCGCGACCAGGTCTCGATGACCCAGCGCGAGCTCGGCGAGGCGATCGGCGGGGTTTCCGATGAAACCATCAGCCGGGTCGAACGCCACGAAGTCGCCGGCATCCTCGCCAAGCGCCTGCCCAAGCTCGCGAGCGCGCTAGGGATGACGCTCGAACAATTCAAAGCCGGTTATTGCCCGCCCGATCCACCGAAAACCCTCGCGCGATTTTCCCCGGGTGGATCGACCGGCCACGGCGCGGCCAAGGGAAAGAACGATCCTTCGAGTTCGCGCCCCGGCGCCGGCCTGCCGCAAGGGCTGGACATGCGCCGCTCGCACCCGGCCAGAACACTCCCGGAATTTCAGATCGGCATCTCCGCGACTCGCCGGGTCGATAAATTAGCCGAATATCCCGATGCGATGCGCCTGGCGGCGACAACCGATCGCCGGGCCTTCACCGCGCCGGTGGACGGCGATTGCCAGCATCCCAAGTGGAAGCACGGCGAAGTCGTCGTCTTCAGCTATGAAGCCTTCGAACGCGAAGGAATTATCCCCGGCAAATCCTACTACATCGCCTTCACCGACGGCACGACCACCTTCAAGCGCGTCTTCCGCGATGAAAAAGATCCCGAGGTCTACATCCTCCGCTGCTGGAACCGCAAGAAATATCCGGCCGACCAGCGCGTGCATCACAGTGAGGTTGTGCGCATCGCCAGGGCGGTTTCGAAACAAGTAATGGTAGAGGAAAACGAAGAGTAACGAATCCATTGTCCGTTATAACGAGTATCCTGCGCCTTTGAGATTACTATAAAGCGTCTGCAATACCGCTTGTAGATTTGTCACATCTGATTTTAGATTATTCAGCATCGCCTGCTCGGTCGGCGTGTAACTGGTGCCCGCGGTTTGCACCGTCGCCAATCCTGGTACACCGCCGCTGATTGTCGGCATCTGCAACGGAAACCAGGTGTAGACCATGTGGAAACACCCATTGGCCGTGCTGTTCAGAAAGGGCATTCCCGCGACAAATCCGGGGACATAGGTTCCCACCGGGATTTGCGCGGCTCCCGAGGTTGACAGATAAAGCTGCTCCCACTGATTGTTGATCCAGCAATTATCCGTCGATCCCACCGAAGGGTTTGCCGTCACGGGAAGTGTGAACCCCTCGACATTTCCCGGCCCACCAAAGAGGCCGCGGACGATTCGCCCATAGTAGGTTCCCCCCAGCGATCCCGGCGTCGCCACCGTGATTTTCGCGATCACTGGTTTGATCGGCCAGCTCTCCACATAAACAATTGTCCGCGGCGAAGACTCCGTCGTCTTTCCCATAACCCGGCCAATGGTATACATATTATTCGCGGCGCTGCTATATAACAGATGGCTATCCGTGACATATTGCTCCATCACATTAATCACCAGCGCATTATTCAGCGGGACCGTCGGGCTGCCAGTCGTTGGTGTGAAGACGGGCCCATCGGTACCACTCTGATAACTCGTCGGCTCCAGCTGGAAATTGGTTGTCAGGCTCCCACTGCTATTGCCGGCCATAATCGAGCCCTTATATCGCCCGCCGCCGGTTTCGGTGCCGAGAATGCGCACCAGGGCGAGTTCCTTCGAGTTAGGCAAATTCACCGATAGAAGATTCCCAGCCGGTGTCTGCTGCAGATTCATCGGCGGCTGCACCGCCCATTTATCCAGCCGCTCGAGATTCTCCGCGATGGTATTATAAAGATCACCATCCATCACAAATGGACTCCCGGAAGCTGCTCGCGGCAACGGTTGCATAGTGATTTCCTCTTTGATCAGCCGACACCATTACTCAAATAACAGGCTATAATCGAAGCTAGCGAACGGCGGTTGCCCCGTCGCTTTTAACACAATCGGCCGCCAACCATTGGCCGCATCGTAGGCCACATTCCAGCCGACCGATCGATAGGTGAACGCGTACGTCATATCCCACCCAGGGCTGCCATTGGCGAAAAGCCGCCGCTGCGAGGCCGCGCCGTCGAATTTCACAGTCCCCGGCGGCGCACCTTGGAAAGCATTTAGATTCACCGTATCCGTCGCGCTCACAATAATAGACACAGGGATCGACGGCAGATTATTTCTCGTCTGCTTCATCGACACCGTGGTAATCCGAATCGGCGGATTCTGATCGGTGCTGACATCCCCTCCCATGGTGTCGGAAAAGGACAAGCTCGCCGTGGTGCCGGATAGATTCATCCACTCCGCGCCATAGTCCACGGAAAGCACACCCGTCTCAATCCCTTCCTGGTAAGGAAGCGATTTGTAGGTGATCTTGATGCGCGCGTATTTGTATCCAACCAGCCCCGTAGCCGAGACATTCAGCCCCGTTTCACCGGCAATTCCCTCGGTCTCCACCGTGTCCACAAACAGCCACGGCGCATCCGGATAAATCGCCGGCGGAGTATATTGGATAACCGTCGGCCCAGCCTGCACAACCAATCCGCGAATCGCGTTAATGAGACTCGCGCGGTCCGACCAGGCACAGACAATCGTCCGTGTCGCCGAAGAGGCGCCGTTCCGCACGAAATGTTCGCGCGTCCCCTCATCCCAACATTGGATGCCAAAGAGCGTGATCGATGTTGTTGAATCCAGCGGCATATTGGCTCTCTATTAAATGGCTCGTTGCGTGCTTGACACCGTAGAAACTCACCACCCCGGCGACATTCACGCGGGCCAGGTAAACGGCCCGCTCGGTTTGCACTGGAATCGCGTGGTGAATTTCCCATCCACAGTTAACACCTGTGCCGTCGTCTCAACGAGCAACGACGCGAATCCCCAAAACGGCCCATCCATCAGCCCGGGGCTGCTTTGATGCAGAAACAGTTTCACCCCGCTAAGAACCGCCCCCGCAACGATCTGCCGAGGCGACGTGAACGGATTATTCCCAAAGTCGAAATCAACATCGATCACAACAAGGCAATCCTGAAAAGTAGCCTCGCGAATCGGATTCGTCCCGCTTCGGCTATTTTTATAGGTAGATAGCTCGACGATGGGATGCACTTCCCACCGCGCGATGGGAAGTTCAATCCCATTAACCGCAGCCGTCCCGGATGAACCAGAGTGAAACACCGAGGCTGACATACAATCCTCCAAATAACAGTTGGCTCATGACAATTCGTCTCGCGTCCCAACACTTTCACCCCGCGATACCTACGCGGATCTTCCGAGAATCGTGATTTTCCCCGGCACATTGGTCCCCGCGGCCACGGTAATCGTCACAGTATCGCTCGTCCCAGATACAACGCTGTACCCCGGATTGGGATTAAAGGTCAGATGAATCCCGCCGTTGGCCTGCGCGGTCCCGCTGTCGGTCGCGGAAATCGGGTGCGTCCCGCCGCCGATCGTCATATCCTGCCCGGCCGTTGTGCTGTCGTTCTCGACGAGAATCGCCGTCACATGCAGCATGCCGACGGCGTTTTGCAGCGGATCGAGCGCGGTGACAAGATTAATCGCCAGCGGCGTTCCCGCCGAAACTGTGAACGGCGCGGAGTAACATCGATCGACATTACCCGCTGTATTCCCGGCTCCCAGCGAGATCGCCGGGCTATGATTCACCTGCGACGCAACCGTCGCCGGAGATGCGCCGGCGGCCAATTGGGCTTTAAGAGTCACAGATAGCGTCGGATTCGATAAAGTAGTAGGCATAGTAGCTCCAGTATCTTCAACAAGTTGGTAGATTGACCCTGGGATACTCGCGCGACAGCGGGGGAAGAGATTTACAATCCGATCAGGCTCGCACGATCCAAATCCATCGCAATGGTAATCGTGAGGAAACTGACCCATCGCTGCGCCCCCCGCCGCCATTGCGTGGCGGGGAAGGCATCATCCTTTCCCTGCGTGATATGCCACGATCTTACGAGACCCGATAGTCCCAGATCCGGCCCCGCCTGCAGCAGCGCAACCATCACCGCATATTTCAGCGCATTCACCGGCGTCACCTTTAATGAATCCTGTGAGACTACCAACTGAAATGACTGCGACAGCGAGGCCACGCGCGAATTAACCCCGAATGGCTGCAAAGTGAACGCCTCCTGCAACACAATCACTTCCGGCGTGTCGCTCGCCTGCAATTGCGCTTTGAACCTCTCAAAAGAGGCGGCTGACATATCTATGAGATTCCCCGGCTGAACCAAAGCCGTGAAACCATCGAACGCTCGCAAAGCCAATAGAATCGCGGCTGATGCGCTGCTGAATGGATCGGTGGACATAATCGCTCGCTCCTGGAATTTGCCGTTGCGGGATTGCATAGATCAACCCCGCAACGGCAAATGTCGCGCGTGACAATTTCAATTTAGAACTTCACAGTCGCCACGAAGATAGCGCTGGGGACCTTCAGCACCGGCAGGAATGTATCCCCATAGACAATCTTCGCCGAAGGCGGATCGGCACTGGCCAGGCCATAGGCAAACATCCCAGCCTGTGTTTGCATCGAGGACACCACGGTAGGCTCGGCCGGTGTGACAATGCCAGCCTTGGGCCGGTTACTTTGAAAGTGCCGCTCGCGCCGATTCGGCGGGTGATCTCCCGTGCGGTATTAAGATCAGTCGTAAGCGACGTTGCGCTGGCGGTGTAGGCCACTGTTGTTTGGCCCAGCACGCTGGTGGCATATTTGCCCGTCGCCGTCACGCGGCCCATCAAAGTGCCGGCGAATAGCAACCAATCGTACGGATAATTCTGGGGGTTATCGCTGAGCGTCCCATCGACTGTGAGCGGTGGCGCCCAGAACTGCGCGAACTCCCGGCCGGAATAAAAGACCTCGCGCGGCTGCGAAACATAGTTTCCAACCACGCCGGGTTTGCCTTGAGGATTCGAAAACATGGATCATCCTTTCGAGAAATGTGTTTCAATGAGAGAACTACGACGCGCTCAACAATGAACGCGGCGGCCTGGCCTTCCTGCCCAGGCTGGTGGAACCGAGTACCTTCAGATATTGAGGAAATAGTTCACCGCGATCTCGCTTCGGCGAGGACGCAAGCGTCTATCGCGCAGATCACCCCGCGACGCTGGCAACCTTCGTCATATATTGCCGAAGCTGCTCCATCGCGTAGGTTTCTTCGCCAGGAGAGACTCTGGAAAGCGTCTGCAAGCCCGTCGCTTCGCCAGGATCAATCGATGTATTCTCCAGTAGAATCTCGGCAATGCTCATCGCCAGCGAGCGATCCTGGTTTGGATTCGAAGATCGCGACAACGCCAATAGATTCGACCCGGCCGAGTTGGTCACAAGCAACTCCACCAAACGATCGCGAGACACCGGTGAGAGTTTGCCACTGGTAACAGCGGCGTCGAATTTGGTAGTAACCGCCTCGACCATCGCCGATGCCGCCTCGAGTGGTAGTGTGGCCGGCAATCCTGCTGATAGTTCGACGATCTGCTTGCGAGCGAGGGATAGCTCATCGGAGTTGTCGCCAGTATCGTCCGGCTCTTCACTACCAAGGTCTTCACTGCCGAGCTCTTCACTACCGAGCTCTTCATCATCAGACTCTGAACCAGCATGATCGTCCGTCTCTTCAGAATCCTCGGCGTCAATATTTTCATCCTCCTTTCCCGCGTTCGACGCCAACTGTTGCAATACCAGCTCGACCAGATCCCCCGGCGTGATCTGCGCATCCGCCCCGACAGCCTCGCATATAGCCGCGAATTGATCCGCGGAGATGCAAATCACATTCGTCTCCGCTAATCCTTCATCCGCATCGACAAGCGTCGGAACGTCCGCGGAATCACTCGCCAGCGACGCCGGCATGAACGCTCCCTGATCCGGCACCACCGGCACCGGGGTGAGCGCAAGATGCACAATTGCCTCGCCCCACTGGCGAGATTGGCCATCGATGAAATTCGGATCGATCCCCGCGGAAACCTGGTTCCGGGCGGCCAGCAGAGCCGCATCCGGGCCGATGAACTGGCAAAGCGCCATCAGGCGATCGCCATCGATCCTGAGATCCTTCACATATCCGACGACATCTCTAGCGCGATCGGAGTGATCGCAATTAATTGGAATCGGCACGCCCGCGGCCAGCATGCTTTGCCCTGTGCCAAGCCATTTCTGCAACCGGCCGGCATCCACGTTCAACAGGAAGGCTTTGGTAGGATGCTTGTAATTGCCGGTGTGGATCACCTCCTTCCAGAAATAGGCCGCGGGTTGGCCGGCTACTTCGGTTGGGAGCGAGTCTGAATCTGCCGCCGGCTCGGGCGATTCATCGCTGGTGGTGCTCAATAGACGAAACGGTGACTTCATTGTGGGAGTCCTTTCTTTTCCTGGAAATAGTTCCAAAGCGAGATTGATTGCTGGGAATGCCAACAACGGTAATGACGCGGATTAGGTAGCCTTGGCAAACTAGCAATGTCACGCGGGCGGCGCATCCGGTGTTCGCGGCACCGCCAGTTGATCCAGCAGGGCATTCACATCGATCTTCTGTGTGACAGGCGACATTGGTTTGGCTAACAATGCCGCGAGAACTGCTTTTAGACCACCGGTAGTTTCGGATTCAATTGGCGCCGGTTCGATCGCAATAGCACCGGCGGCTTTCGGGCCGAAGTTTTGCGTGAGCAAATCATCCACCACACCGCGCGTCACTGCATCGGCGATATCGCGATCGATCAACTCCGAATCAAGCGTTCCCGAATCTGTGTGAGTCTGGGCATCGGCCTTACTACCAAAGTGAGATTCGAGGCCGCTGCGTTCGGGGCGAAGCCAGCCGCGGAAAATCAGGGCATCATAGTATTCGAGAATCGATCGCATCCCCGGCGCGTGATCGGTACCGCCTGCCTCAAATGCGGAGAGTTGCCATTGGCTTTGCCCCGCCAATTGGTAGGCCGTGCGAATATCCGGGCCGGCGGCAAAACCATTGGGAAACATCACGCTTCGCCCGGCCGACACGGCGTCCAGCACCTGCTGGCCGAGCCATTGATTCGGCCTTTCCGCGCCGCTTGCATCGCGGCTGGTTCCCTCGGGGTAGTGCAGTTGCACGACAATCCCGGCAACCTTTTTCATATACTGTGCCAGTCGCTGGCGAATCTGATCCGCCTCCGCCCAGGCCTGGCGAATATTCTCATGTCGAGATCGGCCGTATGGATTTCCCGCCTCACTGTCATAGGTATAAAGGAAATATTTGCTGCCGGCGAGAATAGTAGGCTCATCACCCGACGGTTGGTTGGAGAGGCCACAAGGATTTCCCTTGGCATCGACTACGATTTCTGTGCAATCCCAGAGCAGCGGCTTAAGCTTTTGCAGGATTCGCCGTCCCGATTGAATCTCCCAGACTTTTTCGAATCCAGCCCAACCGAATTCCAGCGCCTTGAGAGCATGGGTAACGATTCTCTGTCGCAGCGGTGTCAGCACCTGCCTCGCGAACTCGACCCATTCATCTGGCACATCTGAGCGGCGCTTGATGAATCGCCAGGAATTCGCGGCGATGGGCGCATAGATCGTCCCCCGCACCAAAGCATTGGTGGGATGGGCTGAAATCTGGCGATAAAGGGCATATGTGCCGGGCGATGCCGATGCAAACCCGGGCAGACCAGCCATAGTCGATCCGGGCAAGCCTGCCACCGCCGGCAAGGTTGAGAGGCCGGTGCGAGATTGCGGCGCGGTGACTTCCCCCGCCGATGGTTTAGTATCTGCCGACGCGGGCAAGCATACCATCGGCGACTGGGGATCAAGCGTGATCATGTGAAGTTGGCTCATTGTTTCCGTCCTACTATTTAAGGGGCTTTTACATTTCAGATTATGCCGGAGAATCCTACTATTCCCGGCCGGATGCTAATCTCGGGCAGCACTGGATACTCTTTTTCGACGAAATATCTCAGCCACGCCAGCGCGTGATGGTTATCCAGATCGCCGGGCCAAAGCGCCGATCGCAGATCATCGATAATCCTTGTGCATTTCGGGTCAATCGACAGATGGACCGACCCATCGGATGACCTCAGTCGCGCCGCCAGCGCATTGATCGTGTCTTTTATCGAAGGATTGCGCGGACATACTTTGAATGCCGGGCCGATATTTTTCAGGCGATTGGAGACGATCGTCCAATCACTGATTCCACTGGTGCTATCACGCGCCGAGCCGGTGGCATCGCCATAAATCGTGAGATGGGTGAGATTCCAACGATTCATGAGCGCTTTTTCCATGAAAGCAAAGCAGGCGGTGTCGGTTTTGGTATCCGGCAATGAAAGCTCGTCAATAATATTCACCTGACCCATATGATGCTGGATCACCCCGCTGCACATCGGGTTGATGTTAAAATCCAAAGACCAACAGATCGGCAAAGCCGGGTCGTACGGTGTCAGTTTTACATGGATCGTTTCGTCGAAATCCGGAAACGCGCGGCCACCGGCGATGACGAATTTCCCTAGATATTCCTGCTCAAAGATGCGCGGATCGAGCCGGCGGCGGGCGGATTCCACTTCCTCAAGAGGGAGGATATCAGCCGACGGCCACGTGAAACACGCCCATTCGGGATCGACATTGCAGCGCGCGATACGAGCCATCTTCTCATATTCAATCTGCCCGGGTGAATCGAAATCCGGCACACCGATTAGCCACGCCCAGCCATGTCTATCGGCCAGCGCGGGGCGAATATGAGCGTCCCAAATTCCCGGCCGGCAATTGGCCAATTCATCGATCACACAACCATCCCATGGTGTTCCTTCCATTCGCTGCGCCACATCGAGGCCAAGCACCCACAACTGATTTTCGCTGGTGGTGACGATACGCAAATCAGTTTCGCTTATTAGCTTCACCCAATCCGACTTGAGCATCTTCTTAAGATCTTCCCAGAAGATTCGCTTCGCCTGTTCGCGCGTGGGGGCCGCCGCAAAATAGCGAGAGGGCTGGCCGTGCTTTACTTTACGAAACAGATGCTCGATCAGGCGCCGCTTGGCTAACTCTGTTTTACCGCTGCGCCGGCCGGCCGGGATGATTTTGAATCGCGTCCAATCATTCCAGAGGCGCAGTTGTATCTCATGCGGGCGCAGCTCAACCCATCTTGTAGTCCAGTTGTGGTTCGGGGATTCGTTCGGTGGTTTTGGCAGCATGAGCATTTTGTCCTAATTCACATTTCCCCAGGAGGCTGAGCATGCTGGCGTTGCCTTTAATTGCCAGCTTTGTTTGCAATGTGCGGAGCGTCATGCGTCGCAGCGCTCTGGTCGTCAGTAGTAACAGGCCGAAATGCTGGTGGAGATATTCCCGCGTGCACCCGTAGATATCCATAATATCACGATCGGTCGCCCCGGCGGCGGCCGCTTTACGGATCGCTTCATCGTCGATACCTGGTTCCGGCAATGGCATTTTTGCCTCCTATTGCGATAATATTACTGAATATAATCACTATGTTTGAGCCTGTTCATCCCGATCTTTAGAGTATCCCAAAGCCGCGCGCTTCGATCGATCGCCGTGGTCCGCGATATTCAAAGCTCGCGGTGATCCGTCTCCCGCTCGATCTCCATTGCGCCTGCCTGGCCAACCGTGAAGGAGGCCGCGTCATTCGCCACAGCGGCGACCCGGCGCGATGGCGAATCATGCCGGGGTGGCTGGTGACGCTCGAGTATGGCTTTCCCGTGGTGACGAAGAGACCGGCGACAAATTCGCTCAGAACATTACCGATTCCAACGCCCTGGAAATCGGGGAGGCAGACGGTTCGATGTTCGCGCCAGCCGCTGCGCCGCGGATGCGGGAAGTGCAGGGCGGCTGTGAACGCAGCCGGGCGATTTTCGACGCTGGCTATGAAGCAGCAAGCCGAGCGATGCAGCGCGTCACTTAGATAGTGATGTCGCTGAAATATTTTCCACGCCGATGAATCGACGCGCTCGATGTGGAGCGTGATGGGCGGTCGCCGAAGCCGCCTCGCATCGCCGGGCGCGGGTGAATATCGAGTGAGAGATCGATCGGCCATGTCCACAATCCAATCGGGATCAAGCCAGTCCGCGATATCATAATGGCACGAAACCGCCACGAATCTTTTGGATCGGTTGTGCATTTCGCCTTTTCCTTTGCGAATTGCCTTGGCGATGGCAGATGAGCCTATCTTCGCGACGGTGCGATCGACGACGCTGGTAAATTCGTCTACCACGGCGATATCAACAGTCTCCGCGAGCGCGCGGGCCAGATTCACACGAAACTGCTCGCCATTGCTGAGAGCACAAAAAGGCCGAACCCACGAAGGCGGCGAGCTGAAGCCGACACTACTCAGCAAACTGACGATCTCGCGAAGATTCATCTGTTTCGGAAATCCATCGAGGATGCTCTCATTAACGGGCCATTCCCATTTCACATCGACGCGCGATCCGAAGGCTCTTCGCGCGATGGTCGTTTTCCCGCTGCCGGACGGGCCGACGATGAGGCCGATTTGCCATGGCTCATCAATACCGGGAATCTCAACGGCGATCTCCTGGCGACTCACGTCAGTTGATGACAGATCGAACATCCCCACCAACTGTTGAACGCGAAATGTCTCTCGCACGGGACATTCGATCATAGTGTGAACAAGCGGCATGAATATCCTTGGCTAGTGAGTTGATCGAACACCGATTGCTGTTGCGTTTCATCTTCACACGTCACCACGACCTCATATGTCTCTTCGATACTCTCAGCCACAGTCTGTTCGTCCTCTAATTCGGGTACGGATCCGCAGATTTTCTCTATCTCTTCGTTGGTGAATCCCACGTCGCCGATATTTACATCCGCCAACAGAGCAGTCAGCGCCTTATCGTCCCATTCGGCCAGCTCAGCGGTGCGGTTATCCGCGATGGCATAGGCTGCCAACTCGCTTAGGGGAAGATCGGAGCGGACTACCTCGATTGTCTTCCAGCCGAGTTGTTTGGCCGCCGCGAGCGTGCCGTTGCCAGCCCGGACGACGCATTTTGAATCAACCACTATGGGCTTCTGCTGGCCGAACCGCTTGAGACTGGCGGCGATGGCGCTCAGGTTGCGGGTCGAATGTTTGCGGGCGTTGGCCGGGTCTGGGTAGATCGAATCGATCGTGATAGTTTCAATGTTCATGGTAAACCTTTCGGCACATTAGTATCCCACCGGCGCGGTTGTGGTCGGCCAGCGCCGCGCGGCGTTTAATTTCTCGCCGGCGCGGTAGTTTTGCATCGCTGCTTCCACTGCCGCTAGCAGTTGGGATACGTAGGTATTCACCGCATTGTCGGTCCGCAGTCCGCGGGATTGGTAGAGCCACGCCCCGGCGATCACGGCGGCCCAGCGCGTCACCAACGCGACATCCGTTCCCAGCGGGGCAAGAGGCGTCGCGTAGTTGCCGAAATTGAGAAATGCATTGATAATCCGGGCATCCGCGTAATCCAGGGACGTTTGGATGCGTCCGATGTCGGCAGTGGTAATCGAGCTATTGAGCTGCGACCACGCGGCCACGTTATCAACGCCGAATTGTGATTCGACGTCGCTCTGAACGGCATATCTGCCCTGCGCCGTGGAAGTCGATATAGTAGTAGCTATGACTGGCATTTGTATTACCCTGTTATTATTTTCTAGTAGATCTATTTCTCCGCATCACACTGTGAAGGGGGCGGAGACATCGGGACCATCCGAGCCGGTCTTCGAGAATACCGCCACGTAGGTTCCCGAATTCACATAGGCTGGTGCGAGCCAGCGACCATCGGGGCCGGTTGTGCTCTGAGCCTGTATATTCGCTGAATTTGTCGGCCAGTCGGTCGCGAGATAGATGGCGATCGTCGCCCCGCCGATTCCCTGGCCGGTGGAATTGACATAGCGAAGATTGTCGAGACCGCCGGTGTTCTGGTTGATCGCGATCGCGCCGGTGCCGCTGTTGCCATATCCCGTCGGCGCGGGCGGCAGGGTTTGACCGGCGGCTTTTACATAGCCGTTGGTATCATACGAGAGCGATTGCGAGATTCGGGTCAGTAGCGTCGTCACACCGGGACTATCCACCGGCGAAGAGGTTGTCTGCATCAGCAAAGCCGTATGAGCTTCCAAGCGAGCGTTCTCAAACGCCAGCGGATGCGTTCCGTCGGACGACGCGAACGAGGCCGATCCTGTGCCGGGGGTGAGGCCGGTTTGATCGGTGGTTCCGCGATCGATGAGATAGCATTTGGCATCCGGGGTCGCGGTCTGGTAATTGTTCACACCGGCTGTGATGGCCGACCGTTTGGCACCGCACGCGGGAATTACCACGAATATACTTGCCAGCGGCGCCGCTGTGCGCGCCGCCGCGAGGACGGTGCTGACCGATGAAGTAACCACGGCATCGGATTGACCTAGAAATTGATCGTTCACACCCTCGCAAAAGACAATATCATCTGGCGGCGAGGCAAAATGCCCGCTGGCCAATCGGCTGTGATTGGCGTCGAACATGCTCCAGGATGTTTGCAGCGATGGTATATTTCCGCTGGCGGAATAGCCGATTGACCACCCTTGCGACGCGAAGCCGGTGTTGGTGACTTCAGCATTTCGGGCATAGCCGAGACAAAATCCCGGGGCATAGCGAACGTCGGCGTTAAACGTGTTGTATCCCGAGCCGAACACGAGATCGCCTTCGCCGATTGAATCGCCGTAGTAGTAGAGCCGGCGCGGTCGAAGCGTCGGCGCGGCGCTCGCTGCGCCGGAGTCTATGTTGAACCCTGTGATTCGCACGCAATTGGCCGGCCCATTCCAGCGATCGTCGGTTCGACTGGTGGCAAGGATCATGAATTCCAATGAATGGGTTCCGGATGCCAGGCCCGAGGCTAACGGCAACGTGGATGATCCGGAAGTTAACTGGTAGGCGGAGCTATACGCCCCGCCGTCGATCGACCAGATTACTAATGGCCAATTGCCTGAAGCGATCGATCCGCCGGTGAGCGGCGAAAGATCGAAGTTGATGCCGATGGATGTTCCGGTGAATCCCAGTTTCAGATATGCGCCGGCGTTTTGGCTTTGCGCATAGGTGGAGCCGTTGACGTACCAGTTGCCCGTGAGAAACAAATTCGCATCATTTACGGGAATAACAGTCTGGCTCGCGTTATAGGTGCGAATGCGGCTGAATACCATCGTCGGCTGCGTGGCGCTGTTGATGAGGATTCCCATGGCGCCAGTCGTTTGCAGGCTCGATTCCGAATCGGTTGCACTGGCTGAAGAAATCACTGTCGAGGTTGTCGTATCCGTCAGAGTGTAGGAGAGCGTGGTCGGACTTACACCGACGGCGGATGCCTGTAATTCGTAGTTATGACCTGCCGTGAACGCAGTGAAGGAGGTTTCCAGGATAAGCTGGTACGAGACACCGCTGAAGCTTGTTCCCGTCAATCCTCCAACTATCTTGTAGATATCCACGACCCTGGCGCCAGACGCCCAGTTTACCTTGATCATGTAGAAGCTGTTGGCGCTCGACTGGTATCTCAACATGATCGCGTCTTGATCAGTTGTGACACCGGGCGACGTGATATCGAGAATCACCTGCTCATCCCGGACATTTTCGGAATCCGGGCGAACGAGGAAGTTTGTCAGAAAAGGAGGATTCGGCGGATATCCCTGTGGGATGCCATTGAGCGCGTTGCTTGCGATAAAGTAGACTCCGCCGAGCTTGTCGATCCAGCCGTTGCCGGCGCCGGTGGTGGAACCGGCGGCTCCGGCGGTCGTGTTGGCGCGATTGAAATTGTCGTCAATTACGAGGGTTGGCATGGGGTTTCCCGAATCTTGAGCCGTTTTGGGAAGAGGGATCGCGATTCACAGGTTTCGCGATCTACTACTATCAGCGATTTATGGATTGTTCACATTTCCGCTTTATGCAAATCCGGCGCGGAGATATTCATTGATCGCATGGGCCGTGAGGGCTGGATTCCAGTTGGCGCGCCGTTGTTCCAATGCCGACGCCAGCAGACCGTCCACTGTCGTCGTGGGCGAAATCGTTTTGGCATAGCTTGCCAGGGAGCGAGTGATATCCAGCGCGCTTGCCGGCGGCGCGAAGGATGTTGGTAAACTGGTCGCGCCTGGTGAACCTATTATTTGCAAATTGCTGCCTGCCCAATCGGAGACGATCACGTTTTGCAGCGTGACATTCATAGCCACATTCGCGCCGGTATCATCATCGGTGCATTTAAGCTGGATGGCGGCGTCGGGATTGAGAGTCCCGGTTTTGTGGATAATTAGCCCGCTTTGAATCAGCACATTCGGGCAGCAGATCGCGGCGGCGCCGTCGCCGCGACCCTGGCCGGCGATATCCATATCGGGGCCGCCTTCTATGACAAAGTTTTGCGCGGTGGAATCATCCTCGGCGACGAAGAAAGCCAGCGGGTTGTCGTAATAGTAGTTGCCGTCGTTCAAACCGCCGCAGCGCTGCTGGCAGCCGTGGCTGCCGGCCAGGGCGGAGATATTGTTCACGAATCGGACGTTGCGATGCTCACCGGCGACGGCTTTTTGCAGATAAACATTGTGGCTTTCGGTGTTCTTGGCCCCGTTTTTCGTGTCGATTTCGTTCCAGCCGTTGTGGTAGAAGACATTTTCCTCGATGAGGAGATCTTTCACGTTGTCGGCGTAGAAGCCTTGCGCGGTGCCACCGCCAAAGCAGCGGGAGATTATGTTTCGCCGGTAGATGACTGAGCTGGCAAAAGTCCCGGCCTGGGCCATCAAGGCGACGCCGTTGTTGAAATATCGAACCCGGCATCCCTGGATGAGAATGAACTGCGCGGCACAGTTCATGTAAATACCATAGTCCTGATAGCTCGCGCCGGAGATATAGCCGGGTTGAGCAGGATCATTGGTATTTCCATAGATATCCAGATCACAGATTGCAACATAGCTTGGCGGGGTATAACCGCCGATGGATATCTTGCCGAGCAGGATCGGCATCGGGTTTTGCACATCGGGGGTTGCGCCGATGACATAGGGCCGGGTTGCGGTGCCGCTGGTTTGGATGACATCGTTGATCTGATCCGCTGTGAATGTCTCGCCGCGCTGGAAGAGAATCACATTTTGCCCGGATTTCTGTGCGGCGGCCTGGGCGTCTTTGAGAGTCTTGATATTGCTGGTGGCCGAGCCGCTGATGATGATGGCGTTGTCGGTTGGGAGGATGGCAAAACCATCGGCATCGGTTGGGAAAGTTGCGAGCCAGGTGTCGGATGGCAGCGGAGTTTGAGAGACTCCGGGCGCGGGTATTGAGAGAGACGCAGGCGCGATTGGTGCGGCGGGCGATATTTGCGCGGCGGGCGGTATCGGCGCGGCGGGCGAAATCGGCGCGGCGGGCGATATCGGCAGCGCGGGCGTCACAGGCGATGCGGGGGCGGCCTTGGGCGTCGTGGCCGGCGCCGGCGCATTTCCAGCAGAAGTCGCGGCAACGGGCGCCAGGGAGGGGAGCGGGGTTGCGCTTGCCGGGTTCTGTGGATTTTGCGCCGGGCCGGGCCAGACGCCGTGGACGCTCCAGCCTTGGTCGCTGACAGGCTCGGGGGATTGGGCGTAGACGATATATGTAGTATCAACGCCCGCGCTGCTATTGGGATCCCGCCAGGTGTTTCCTTCGATATTAATAGCCACGAGCGCGGTATTGCCGGCGGGGCCTTTCGCGACGGCGTAGCGTGTGCCGGCGGGGTTGGCGGGGTTTTCCTGCCAGGTGAGGATGACGCCGGTCGCGTCGTAGCCCCAGGTGGCGTTGAGAGGTTGGGAAGTTGTGATGTTCATAGTTTGATTTTCTGAAGGACGCAGAAGTTGTAAGGAGCAAAGAGAGTTTGGCGGCTCAGCGTTGCGGACCCCATATGAAGTCAACTCGAGCTTTTGTGGAACCTAATGCGGCTTTGGTAGATGGGCTTTGGCCCAGTCGAGCAATGTTCGCCAGATGATTCCGGTGACGACGGCGATGCCGCTGCAGACGGCGGCGATTTTCAGCTTGAATCTTTCGATCGCGCCCAATCGGATATCGATCTGGTCGATCCGCTCCTGCTGGCCTCGTTGGGATTGGCGGAGGCGCGAGACATCTTCGATGAGGGGATGCATCGATTCGCGCATTTCGGATCGGAGAGCCGACACGAGCGGATCGACGACGATTTCTTTGAGTTTTTCGGCATCCGTGAGATCGAGCGGGGGCAT